GGACGGGATCAGCGAGCAGGTACCGGGTGGAGTTGATCGTCTCGTTGTCGATCAGGCACAGGGCGACGAAGACGTCGGTGCAGAGAGCCTCGGCGGTGGAGTAGGCGGCGGCTCGGGCGATGACCTGAAGGCCACGGGTCTCGACGGGTGGGGCGGCGTTGCCACCGAACACCATCTCGGGGGCGGTGCCGCTGGTCTCGTACACGGCGACAAGAGTGTCGGGCGTGTCGGGTCGTCGACCGAGGAACAGGTTGGTGCCGAGGGTGAGATCTTGCGTTGCGATCGTGGCCCCGTTGAGGTGTGTCCCGATGTCGTCGAGGAAGGCCACTAGAGCGCCTTCCGCAAGAGTGACTGGATCTTCTTGTCGATGTCTTGTCCGACTTGTCGGGCTGGTCGTTCGAGGTACTTCGCTGACCGCCCTGCCGTGTGTCGCAGGTTCAAGTCCTCGTGCTGGACGAGTGCGTAAGGGGCTGCGGGTCCCCCGTATGAGATCGTGGCAGTCAGCGAGCCGAGAGTGCCGACCTCAATCTTTTGCGACGCTGATAAAGCTCCCGTATCAAACGGAACGAGGTCGTCGGCTTTCGCTGCGATCTCAAGTGCGATGTCGTTTACGGCGTTCAAGGTCGCTAGACGAGTTGCTGCTGACACTCGTCCGACGCCCCGACGAAAGCCATCGTCACCGAATCGGGCTTTCATCGCGCGATTCTCCCGACGTAGACGATCTGGCCGACCTGGCCGAGCGGGTCAGCAAGCGTCTCGACCGCCACGATCGGACGAGTCCCGGACACCGGGGAGGGGAGGGTGATCTGGTCGCCCGTGTCGATTGTGAGGGTCTGGCTCGGGATGAAGACCTTGTACTCAACCTCGATGTCGGCGTTGATCCCGGGCGGTTGGCTGAGGATCCGTTCGATGTAGCAGTCGAACGTCGTGGCGTCGCCAGTGAACGTCGCCTCGCCGTAGTTGTTCAGCGTTGACGACGTGCGGGTCTGTACGGTCTGCGGGGTCATATTGACCTGGAGAGCCGTGGCGAACACGGCGGACGATGCTGCGCCGGTCACGAGTCGAGTTGGCTGTCGTCGCCGGGGTAGGCGCGTGCGCTGCTAGCCCCGTAGTCGGAGGTGTTGGCGAACTGGCCGGATGTGAAGAACGGGTCGACCCGGTCGGTGTTCTCTCGGTCGATGTTCTTGTCGCTGCTGGAGATGCCGCCCGCATATGGGACCGGCACGAGGTTCTCTCGACCGGCGAGCGCTCGGAGTTCTTCGGCTTGCTTGCGGGCGTTGTCTGCCTTCTGCGACAGGTCGACGCGCATGTCGCCGATCGCTTGGTTGGCGAGGCGTGAGAACTTCGACGCGATCGCGATCATGACCCGGTAGGCGACGGTGTAGAGGTCGGTCGTGGCGGTGCCAGAACCGGTGACCTCGGAGTTCGTCCAGGCGATCTCCTCATCGGACACGAGTTGGTCGTTCGTGTCGGTGTCGCCGACCAGGAACCGGATCGAGTCTCGGGCGTTCGTTGCGGGGTCTCCGGAGTACGTCCAGGTCATGGCGTCATCCTAGAACACCCGTTCGTCGTCGTCATCGGGCGGGCGCGCAACGACCCCCGGGGAAAGGTACCCGGGGGCCGTTGTCTACCCAGAGTTACGTCGCTGGATTAGGCGACGCAGTTGGAGAAGAAGTACCCGAGGGCCGAGCTGACGACCTTGTAGTCCCAGCTTGACTGGATCTCCAGACGATCAGCCCGAAGGTGATCCATGCGGAACCGGCTGACGCTCGTCGCAGTTCCGAACCCGCCGCTGTTGGCGAGACCGGTCCACGAGAAGTTGTAGCCAGCGGACGGCTGCATCAGACCGGGCGAGTCCGGGACGTATGCGAGGAGCATGTCCTTGTCGCCGATCTGGCTGTAGGACGCCGAGGCGCCCTCGTCTGCGGTGTTCACGATCGACCCCATGACGTACAGCTCGTCGAGGCCCAGGGTGCGGGCGATGAGCGTGGTCGTGAGGCTTTCGGAGGTCGTGTACTTGTATCGCTCGACGAGGTCTGCATGGTTCTTCAGAATTGAGAACACTGCATAACTGCACACCCCAACATTGGGCCTGTACCCAGTATTCGTTAGGACCGTGTTGATGCCGGTCTGGACGTCACCGATCGGGTCCGAGCCGGACGAAGCCGACCACAAGGTCGACGGGGTCGTGTCGGTGCCCCAGATCGAGGTCCCGAAGTAGTTGGTCGCCCAGTCGCGCTCCTGACGGATCAGCATCTGCTGAGACAGGTACCGGGTGGCGTCCTGGTCCATGTTGAGCGGCGCGTCTGCGTTCGCTCGGGTCTGGTCGCCGATGTCCTTGTGGAGTGCCCACACGGACGCCGAGTAGCTGTCGGTCGAGAGGCCGTAGCCCGAGCCTGCGGACTCGGTGCCGTCGGCGCGGTTCTGCACCTCGTCCCGGAAGAAGTCCTCCTGGGTGTAGGTGAAGAACTTGTCCGACTGCTTCGTGACGGGGACGGTCGGGAAGACCTTGCCAGCGACGAAATGGTCGGTGTCCTGCATGTAAGCGACGGAGATGCCCGTGAGCACTGCATCGACGTGGACGTCTGATTGAGTTGGCTGCGGCATTAGGCGGCCCTCCCGTTAGCGATGGTGATGAGTGCAGTCTGGAGGGTGCCAGCGGCTCCGCCCGTAACTGCCTGTCCGATGTTGTAGACGGTCGTCTCAGAACCCTGAGTGACCGGCTGCGCCTGGCCATCGGCAGACGTGCCGATGATGTTGCCTGCTGCGAGGGTTGCGTCAGCGCTCACCTTCGACATGCCGAAGACACGCACCACAGCCTGCTCGCCCGAGGCGGGCTTGTTCTGAAGCACACCGATCGGGACGTCGGTGACGGCGGCGCACACCGTGACGGTGTTGTCGCCCGACATCTTCACGATGTAGTACTGCTTCGCCGAAAGGTCGGCGGAAGCGGTGAAGGTGCCGATGTCGACACCGGGATCGTCGTAGGCCATTGGTCAGCCCTTCTCGCCGACGTATGCGGCGTACAGTTCGGGACGGTCCTGCGCAACCTGCGCGACCGCCGTGTGGAAGTTGGAAGCCTTGCCTTCGGACATGAGGCCCTTGGCGAGGCTTTCGATGGTGGAGAACGCGTCGCCGTCGCCGGGGGCGTCGGTGCCGAGTTCCTTCGTTACGCCCGCCTCAGCGAACGCGATCTGGCATGCGTCGAAGACGGCGGTCACGGCGGCGGCTTGCTCGTCGTCGAGCGAGCGCAGCACCGGGACGAAGTCGTCGGTCATGCCGGGGACCTGATCCCATGCGGCGACCGCAGTCGTCGCCTTCTCGATGGCGGCGGCCTCTGCGAGTTCGTCGCGTTCGGCGGCTGCCTTCTCGAAGTGGGTGGTCATGTCTGTGAGGGCCTTCTTGAGATCGCCGAGTTCCTTCGCCAACGCTTCGTCAGCGACCGGGGCTTCGGCGACCTGGTCGGCCACGTGGGTCTCTGCCACGGGGTCACTCTCCTGGTCGGTGATTAGGTCGGCGAACGCGTCGGAGATCGGGTCGTCGGCTTTCATTACTAGCCAGCCCTCGACGAGTGAGGCGGGGTGGTCCACGCCGGACACTTCGTCGAGGGTTAGGTCCACGAGTTGATGCGTCTGCACACTCGGGAGAGTAGTGGGTCACAAAGGCCGTGTCAGTAGGCACCCGAAAACGGGGACCGCCCTAGCCGGTTAGTGGCGGACGCGTTGCCGTTCTGCCCGGCGCGCTGCGATGCGCGCTCGTTGCTCATCGGTGAGAGTGGTGTCGATCCGCTCAGCCGAAGCGATCTCGATGAGGTCGGCGTAGTCGAACCGATCGTCGGTGCCATACCATCCGAGCTGGACTTGGAGCGGGGCGAGGCTATGCGCTTTTATCTGCTCGCCATCGTGGAACGTAAGGGTCCACCAGCCGTCGAGCGACGAACGGACCTCGTCGTTCGTCCAGTCTGGGTCGATGTGCGGGAAGAGGTCTCGCAGTTGGGGGGGTGTGTGATCCATTACACGCTCCAAGGGGATGTCCGGGTTGACTGGAACGGTACCACCGCCTGCGGCTCCCGGCCGCCCACCAACAGCTCGGACAGCGCCCAGACGAGAGCGTCGAGCCGGTCCGGTGACGGGCCGTCCGGCGTCCAGGTGCAGAGCTGATCCTCCAGCTCAGGGAACGTCCCGGCGTGATGAACCCGGCCCTGCTCATACAACGCAGCGACGGGTTCGGCTCGGGTGCGTTTACCTCGGGAAGCGTGGACCAGTTTGACCGGGACGGAGGCGTCGACGGTGCGAAGCGTGTGAGAGATCATGTCGCCGCCCTGGTTCGCTTCGGCGACGATCCGGTCGGCCTTGTGTACGTGGTGGGCGGTGATCGCAGCAGACGCCCACTCGGCGGGGCTGCCGCGCATCGAGCGGTCCTCCAGGACGTAGCCGTGGCCGTGGTCGTCGGCTCCGGCGACGATGATACCGGTCTCGTCTGAGTCAGCGTTGGCGGTGGCTGCCGGGTCGATTGCGACGACGATGCGGCGAAGGTTCGGGACGGTGGTGGTGCGGGCGTCGTCGAGCATGTCTCGGGTCCAGAGTGCGCCGTCGG